CTGCTACCATCCTACAGTATGCTGCGTTGAGGATGGTGTTTACAAATGTCGTCGCTCTATGACCAGAGGGAAGTGTCCCCACCATCCTCTTGGTTTCTAGCTTTCTTGTCCGTGAGCTCACCCATCTAACATACATCGAGTCCCAGCTCTCGATTGCCCATGTTAGTACGTCACGTGGGGCCCCGGCACATGCTTCCTCTATTACCATCTTCATCGCTTCCAGCGTGTGCTGGGAGTTGTAATCGTCGAAGTCAAGCATGAATCGATAGGGCCCTTCCTGGCCCAATCGAGGGTATAACTTCCCTTGTAGCTCCGACCCAGGGTTCAACAAAGCCCGCCTGTTCCTCCACACCGCTTCCACCGGTTGGAGCAAGTAGTCGAACGTGAAGTATGATCTCGAATCACACCCATATATCGCCCTGGTTTTTCCGTGTTCCAGCTTCCATGACAGCCCGGACCAGACCTCCGGCTTACCGAAAGCCACTAGATTCTCTTCAATCGCCTCTGAGAACTCCCTCCGTGTGGGCTGTGGTGGTAGGTCTAACCTCTGTCCGAACACCACATCCTCGATCTTCCGTGTATGTGACCCGCTCTTCGTGTACATCCACCTACGGCTCCAATATGAGTCTTTGTCATCCCATTTTGGCTCTACGACCAGCTCCTCCGCGAGGACGTCACGGATAGCTTCCCTCAATAAGACGGGGTCCATCACTGCCGCTTTCTCGGACAAGAACCTCCTTCTACTGATCCTCGGCATTACGTCTTCGTCAGCATTTCCCGGAACCGCACCTCTCCCCACTAACACACTCAGCTCGCACACCATTGCCCCCTCCCGTGTCGAATTCAGTCCGACTGATTTTACTGCAGTCGAGATTTCCTTAATGCACCCGTTTATATGCCGTAGAGACATTACAGCCAGTGCTATCTCTTGGTTAACTTCGAATGCCGCAACATACCATATCAACCATCCTGCTGCTTCATCGTTACCACACCCGACTAGACCTTCCATAACCATCGGGAGTGACGACCAGCACCCGGGGTAATACCTCCTAATGTCAGTCAATACGTCCGATACTCTAACATTTGTTTTCGTCGCTGCTGCCGGATGGTCCTTTAGCGGGAAGACAATGCGGTCGTCGACTATGCCGCTCTGAACCAGGTCAAGGATGATGCTACACCTGTTGAAACTCCCCCGCTCTTCCATCATGAGCTGGGCCAATTCTGCAACTTTCATCCCTCCGATCCTGGTGCCAGTCCTCCTTGATGCAATCGCACTCAGCATGGCGAGTTTTGAGAAAGCGTCATCCAAGTAGTCTCGGCACCACATTTCCCCCACCTTTTCTGGTGCGTTCACTCTACCGTCTAGTAGCTCTTTAGGGTACTCTGTATTCAGTATGTATTCCCAACACCTCATATACGCCTTCGAAACTGCTGATGGCAACTGCGTATCATAACGTTTCCTGCTCCCTCTCCTCAGTAACTTCTCCTTATCCATGAGACGATCGCCGTAAGATGAAAGCTCCGCGTAATAATCTCCCGAAGCCTCCGGCGACGGCCCCTCCATACTGCTTCCCCCACTATTCAACTTCACTGCTGATGTAAGGGATGAGTAACCTCTCTTCCACTTGTTTTTCTTATTGCGTCCTGTAGTACTGGACCCGACCCCTTTCTTTTTTCTTTTTTTAGATGTTATACTCAAACTCTCGGTGCTTTTCCTTGTACTTGCTTCTCCGATCATTTTTACTATTTCAATTACGCTAACTCCGCCATATTGGACGGGAACTAAATAACAATGAAGTGCCGTTAGTAGCGCCCCCGCACTACCACACACTGCTTCCGCAACTCTAATACTAACCACAGCCTCTTTCAGGTCGAGACATTGACCTCCCAGCCTAACTGCGACTGAGGGAGGGAGCGTCCTAGACACTTCCCTCTCCCACTGGGTCCTTGGTTTCCAACTGGACATCTGGCAAACGGACTCGCATACCGGAGTCTCCCGATATCGTGAGTGTCGTGTCAATACCTTCTGCACTAGGTGGGTTTTGGTCTTCTGTCTCTATCTGCGTGTCACAACCCTCCGAGGTTGCGTTCTCGGGGGTTGCTGGCTGTGGTTCTGGGTACTCAATTGGTTCAATGACGTCTGGGGGGAATGATGCCATATCGTATAACTTTGCCGGGACATAACGGCCTTGGTTGCGCGCCCAAGCCAAGGATTGCTCAGACGCGTGGGTCACTATGTGTTTCTTTGGAAGCTGTGG